CGAAGAAACTCGCGAATCATTTTCAAGATAAGCCGCGACAAGTGAGTATCGATCTTGGTAACATCAAACAAGCTAGTCTTCCTGGTACGTTATCATTGTATAAACGGAGAACTTGGGCTTTTAACCCTGTTGTAAGAATTAGTGTTACGTATGCGCAACGACCACCAAGACCCGACCATAAACTAGGAGGTGGGTCCTGTCAAATAAACGCAAACCTAGAAATCGTCTAGTCTACGGTCGTATATATCTACAGCACATTGGTAGTACTAGAAGCAGTATACAAAAGTGGTGTAGAGATGAACTGAATAAATTCAAAATCATCAGCGCATGCTCGCATAACGGTAAAGTAACCGTTAGTAGGAGTAGCAGAACATCTAACGTTAAGAATATTAGCGTTAGGATGTTTTCCAGGTGTGAATGCAAGATATTCACACTGGAGAGAATCCAAGTTAGCCCATGCAGCATTATTATGATACATAGGTACAAAGACCTCAGCAAGACCTTCAGCAATTGGAGTAATTACTGTAGGTGAACCTGAACCAGTACCACTAATACTAGTGTTATTGATAAAGGAAGAAAGAGATGTATAAACATTACGTGAGAGCCATGCTATCATCTTACATGGATATGTTATGCTGGAAGCCACAACAGAAGAGGAAACAACAAAACGCAAACCTCCACGTGCCATGCCAAAACAAGCAGCAACATATGCATATGGATCAGCAAAGTAAGCTGGATACTTAGCTGTACCGGAATAGTTAAGTACTACTGGGATAGCTGCTGTAGTTATAACAAAATCAGTACCACTATTCGACTGTGAGGACACTGACGGAATAACGTGATAGCGTTTAACTAAACTACGCAAACTAAGAACAGCCTCGCCTACACAAAATTCAGCAGGAACCATATCCTTAGGCGTGGAACCAAGCTCAACAAAAGCTTCTCTACATTTGTTATAAGAGATGGACCAACCAGATTGGTAAGCTAAGGGAGTATAGGGAATCGAAACGGCTGTCGCAGGAGATGCTACAACAAAGTCAGGCCCCCCAGAGACTTCCATCATAATATTGATATTAGAAGTCACAGAAGAAGGAGCCTGTAGAGTATCAAGAACATTAACATCTAAATAACCAATAGCTGTACCAAAGTCCGTAAAGGCTTGATTGGAGATGTAAGGAACTACCACAGTAAATTGAGTAGTTTCACGAATATCCACAATCTCACGGAACAAATAAGGCATGTCAGCTGCAACAAGTGTATATGAACCACCCTTGTCAGGTGACCAAGGGTAGAACGTGACACTTAGACGACCAGAATGGAACTCAGTCTTAGCCATCTTGAAAGTAAATACTATACTACCTCTCCATAAATTGAAAAGACTAGCAAAGTAATACAATGGTGTTGCAGCCACAACGTTTGACAAACTGCTCTCAGTAAAGGAAGTAGAAAAAGTGGATGGCGATACTGCAATGTGAAACTTGTTCGCATTTTGAGCATCACCATTAGCCCAAGTAGTAGTAGTGTAAAACGCAGGTATACCAACTAAATGTTTAATAGACATCTCGTCAATAGCAGTACCAGCCAAGCCATTCACATTGGTCACCTTATTAGAGGCGAACAACGAAAGCGGCTCAGGGTTAGACATCACATCGCAAGCTGCCATACTTGCGACAGTACGTCTAACAATACGAGTAGCAACAGGGTCGTTGGGCCGGCTAAACCCCATAGCCAATGAGGCACCAGCCATAGCATCAACAACCCAAGCAGCAGACCGCATCGCATTTCCAATAAGAGGAACTGATGACATTTTAGAAAGGCCAGCACCAACTAGAGAAAGGCCACCAGATAAAGGTTTATCTCTAGTTTGGAGCTCACGATCAGAAATATTACCAGATTGAGGAGAGATACTCCACCCCGACTGTGGCACAGTTGGACCAGTAAGTTCTACATTATGCATCGACACAAACAACGTGAAGGTACATGAAGAACTACCCGACCCAGTCTTAAGATTAACATAAGGGTAAGTATAAACAACACCTATGTTGTTATAATCAGAAGAAGTCTGATTAATAACAGAATGGGTGTACATAGACTGCCATGGTACCTCAAGTACACCCTCACTGTCACACGATATATTAACCTCAACGTGTGGCAATTGGGTGATCTGAGTCATATGGCAACCATGAAACAACAGATTGGTATTTGTACAAGGAGCTCCGCCAGTAGGCTGGAAAACTACTCTGTAAATACCAGACTGAAAGCGTGTTGCATTAACAACAAGCCGGAAACGAAAATCGGCACGCAGAAACCTATAGCCCATGACTTTATTAGCAAATGGCTGAACAGAAATAATGTCGTCTGGGATTTTGAAACGTGAGAAGGCATTAGTATCAGTGGTAGTAAAACCCCCAGAGTACAAAGGAATAGGTCTAGCAAGGAAAGATGCAATCGTATCCTCAACATCCGTCTTAACGGAACGGAATAAGTTAAAAATGGATGGTGCGGCTCTAACAACTGTAGAAACCTCAGCGTCAGTTGAATAGACAGTGAGGCCATCCTTGGCATTAGAAGCACGCTCATCATTTGTAGCAATATATCCGTTAGTTGCAGGAGTATCCTGCAAGGTTGGGACGTTAACTGAACGTCCGGCAGTATCAATTTGTGTTGTAGCAGGTGAGATTCTTAAACTGTGTTACACCCATAACACAATTAGCACCTTGGGGTCCTGGGTATTAGAGGGACTGCCTCCGATCCACCCTGGAAGTAAGATTAAATAATCAGGATCATTACTAAATAGCAATACATTTCTTTTAGAACCAAGGAAATTTTATAGAAACGCAAGATCACATTTAGCTCGGTACGTCTCTTCCATGACGCCTGGCTATACGATACCCGTATAGTAGTCTACCCAATACAGAATAAAAGGACTGTTAAAAGTTCAGAGATAATACTCTTCACTATTTAACACGTGGAGCAAACAACCTTCATAAGTAGTATATTGTAGTGTAGTTGAAGGATAAACCCTATAACACTCTTTAATTAGAGGCAGAGCATATCTCTCAAACACTTTTCTACCGTGAAGAGCATACTCCAGAACTGAAGTTTGAACATTATCCATAGCAATAGTATGTGAATTAGGACCTTTCCTAGTCCACTTATAAATATCGTTTATGGTGTCCAAATTAAGAGGGGCCAACCAGCGGTCAAGAATAGGATTAAAGGAAAAACTCCTCTTCAAAAACGTTATATCATCAATACTACGTAATTTCACAGAAGCTTCTTCTTTAGAGTCATTAGTATATACCATTCCGTACCTACGCATAAGTTTACTTAAAGTAATTTCATTAAATTTCTCTCGAAAGTCTCCAGCTGGAGTTACAGAGAATATGTTGTCATCACCATAAGTAACTAACGTAACATGTTCAAAGAAATTATCATAAGATTCCTTAGTACGATTATTAGCATCGGCCCAACAACACATCATCATAACAGCATTGTACATGTTATTTATGATAGTCGTCAGGGGATGGCCAGAAGGAAGTGAAGCATTCCACTGATACATGAGATCACCTCTCAAATGTACAGAATGATAAACTTCTTTCCAAAGTACTTTCCTTATGACATCATTACCATCGTCATAAAAACAATTTACGACATGTAATAACATATCATGGACTTCTGGTTTTTCGTTCCGATCAAAACCAGAATAATCACCAGCTCCAAATGCCAAATCGTCTGGATCACCTTTTAGACAATTACGTCTGAGTTCCATGACTATCTGATCCCACTCACGAGAATAAACATTTATTCCAACAGCAGAAGCATCCAAAATTCTACCCTCATAAAGAGCTTGTGTAAAAGAACCAAAATACATGTGATATGCAATAAGTAGGTCCAATGGACAAGCACTGATAAGGCGAGTTTTACATGCCGCAACTTTCTCAAGTGACAAACGTTCATCCTTAAGACAATCCACAAAACAATGGAGAAGCCTTTCACCGTCACGAGCCTTATCTATAATAAGTTCAACGCGATCGCGAAGTTCAGCACATTGTGGAGAGGAGAAATCAAAATCTTGAGAAGAACCAAACCAATAAAACTTGCCTGGAAGCTTCGTCTTCGTATTCCAAGGCCAACCAGGACTCGTTTTACGAGATACAGAAGAGAGGGCAGCTTTGCCTGGAACACCTGCACAAGCTTGTTCAAAATCCAAGATACCAAGCTGGTCTTTACCTATTTTACTAAGCAACCAGTCGGTATACTTAAATACAACAGTTTGCAAATGAGCCATATCAATAACTGCATCATTTAGCCCATAGCGCATAACAGAAAGCAAATAAGGGTCTACTCCATTCTTCTTACGTAAGACAGCAGGAGCTGTTTTCGGAGCACTGGGAAAATTGTTCAGAAGACTCGGAACAATCTGACTTTTAATAACCACATTAACTCCAGTCTTAATAAGAACAGCTTTACCAAATTGGGGAGCTATAGTTTCAGTAGGCTCACCTTCCTTAATAGGACTAACTGTGGCTATAACAGTGTCAACGAGCTCTCTAGTTATCTCAGAACCATACCCAATACTTTCGTTACCAAGGACATGAATAGACATTATTTTACCAGAAGAAGAAAGTAAAATGGCACCACAATCTCCATTTCTGGTCTGAGCACGATAACCATAACAATGGGTAGTACCAATAGTCTCACCGAAACAGAGATCAGTAGAAAACTTAGAACCTGCCCAATGGGCCATAGTACTAACCGTAGTTAGATTAGTAGGCCCTTTAACTAAAACACAAGGTTCAGAAGAAAATCTGCGCCTTATGGTTGAAGCTTCAGCTTCAGTAATAAGTTTGCTAAGAATGCTAGGTCTACTTGAAATAGTGTGAGGCAGTTTTATAAAAACTACATCACGAGTCTGCTCAACTGAAACATTAGCCTCTTCAATAATACCCTCTAATAAAGTACCAAAAGAGAGTTCAAAATTAATTTCACCCGAAAATTGAAACTTTAAGGAATGTATATCAAACTTACGACCAACAGACTCAGAAAGCTGCCCATAACAACATGTCAAAAAGTGATAAGGCATCATTATGATATTGTGATGAACAAAAGTAGCATAACCCATAAGACCCTTACCATGATTGGCAGTGACCTTATACAT